CGCACAAGGTACTATAGGCGGATCGCCAACAGGTAATGCAAGCGCGGGCGCAACAAGTATAACAATAGCCTCAGGTACAGGCACATTAAAAGCGGGTGATTTAATTAAATTTGCTAATCATACTAAAGTTTATATGGTTGTAAGCGATCATGCTGATTGTAGTACAGGAACAATAACAATAGAACCACCTTTACGCACAGCCATATCAACGCAAGCTATTACTTTTGATAGTGTACCTATGACAGTTAGGTTGGTTTCCGATTTACAAGAATTTCCTATTAATGAAGTAGATATAAATGGAAATTTTTTATTTAATTTTAGTTTTGATGTTGTTGAGGCTTTATAATGACGCGCGGTTTACATAGTGACACTATTACAGAATTAGCTACTAAAAATATTAATGCCGTTCATTTAGTTACAGTAGATTTAGGCGGTGCAACTTTAAATGTTACAGAAAATAGTTTTGATTTAACAAGTAATATATCAGGTTCTAATGTTACATATACAAGTTCAGGTGTTTTATTAGATACAAATAGTATAGCTGAAAGTCAAAATGTAAATGTGAGTAGATTAACATTAACACTATCAGCAGTAGATCAAACAAATGTTGCTTTAGTATTAAGTAATAATATTATTCATAATGAAGTAAAAATATTTAGAGCTTTATTAAATACATCTAATGCCATTATTAATAATCCATTTTTATTATACAATGGTTTTATAAATTCTTTTGAAATTAATGACGGCGGAGCTACAGCAACGTTAAAATTAGAAGTAGAAAGTTATTTTGCTAATAGCGGTCAATTAAATGGGCGTGTTTGCAATTCAAATTCACAACAGCGTTTTTTTTCAACTGATAAAGGCTTTGATTACACAGATAAAGTAATTAAAGATATACAATGGGGGAACACTGTCTAATTATAGATTTTACGAGGCTACAGACAAAGATTTAGATGATTTATTTGATTTAGGAAAAAAATTTAAAAGAGAATTACGCGAGTTAAATTTTCCTGATGTCAGCGAAACTAAAGCATATAAAATTTTAGATAATTTATTAGATAAAGGCAAAATTATTTGTTGTAGTATAAATGAAACTGATGAAATAGTTGGTACTTGCGGATTTTATAAATCGCAATATTGGTGGAGTGATAAAATTATGTATAACATTCAATGGTTATACGTCATTCCTGAACATAGAAATTTTAAAGTGTTTAAAAATTTAATAATGGGCGTGCAACAAATTGCAAAAGACGATCACATTAATTTTTCTATAACTACAAAATTACAAATAGATTCAATTTTAGAAAAAATTGGTTTTGAAGAAATGGGCAAAAATTGGAGATTAAAATAATAAGGATTAAATTAAATGTGTGATTTACCAGAAATACCAATAGTTGATGAAATTATAGATATTATTGAAGATATATTTGATCCTATTATAGATATTATTGAAGATATTATTGGTTGGTTAATACCAATACCTGAAATACCAGATTTTGATATACCTGACATTGACGTACAAAATAGAGGTATATTAATTAATAAAGTTTCTAGTGGCGCTATGTTACCTATTGTTTATGGTATGAGGCGTGTAGGTGGCACAATTTGTTTTTTAGAAACATCTACAAATAATGAATATTTATTCATGGTTCTTGCTTTAGGCGAAGGCGAATTTAATGCTTGTAAAAAATTATTTATAGAAGATGAACAAGTTACAGATTTAAATACAAGTGACAGCTCAGGCGCTACATCACCAACAACAATAGCTAATAATACTTTATATTATGGTAAATTTGCAGATACTACAAACGAGGACGGCTCAACAACTAATAGCTCTCATTTATTAGTAGAATTTTTAGCGGGTGCAGATAATCAAAGCGCTAATCAAGTTGTTACAAGTTCTAATGGTTATGATCGTAGTACATGGGTTTCTAGTACGCATAGATTATTTGGCGTAAGTTATTTAGCTTTACGTTTTAAATATAATGCAAGTGTTTATAGTTCTTTACCAAGAATAACGGCGTTATGTCAGGGGAGAAAAATAACAACTTATGATTCTAATTCTAATGCAACAGCAAATCAATATTCTAGTAATCCCGCATTTTGTTTATTAGATTATTTAACTAATACAAGATTTGGAAAAGGTATTAATATAAATAATATTGATATACCTTCATTTTATACAGCCTCATTAATTCCTAATACTAATGTTACACCAACAGGTTCTAATGTAACTAATCCTATTGACGGATCGTCAGGTACACAAATTAATTTAATGGATATGTGTATTGTATTAGACGCAACAAATAAAGTTTTAGATAATATACGCCAATTATTATTTGTTATGCGCGGTATGTTATCTTTTTCAGCGGGTAAATATAATTTAGTTATAGAAACAACAGGTTCTAGTGTTTTATCAATAAGTGAAAGTGACATAATAGGCGGGTTAGGAATACGATCAGAAAATAAAACAAATAAATATAACCGCGTTATAATAGATTTTGCAGACATAGATAAAAATTTTCAAACTAACACCGCTCAATTTCCACCAATAGATGATTCAGGTTTAACAAGTGCAGATCGTCACGCTACTATGAAAAGTAGTGACGGCGGAGAGTTATTAGAAGGACGTTTTTCAACAACAGGTATAACAAGTATTTATCAAGCTCAAGAACACGCGGAAGTTATTTTAAGACGATCAAGAAACGCATTACAAGTTTCATTAAAAGTTAGTGGCGAAGGAATGAATTTAGTTGTAGGCGATATAATTGCGCTAACACACGCAACACCTGGATTCAGTAATAAATTATTTAGAGTAAGTAATGTAACATTAAATAAAGATCATACTGTAAATTTAAATTTACAAGAACATCAAGATAATTTTTATACCTTTGCAACACAAAGCGCTGTGCCAACAATTAGTGATACAGTTTTACCAAATCCTTTAACAGTATCAGCCCCCGCGTCAGTAACTTTAACTGATGATTTAATTGCGTATAATGACGGCACAGTTTTAACACGATTAAATATTGTTGTTGGAGCGTCAACAGATAAGTTTGTTACACAGTACCAAGTAGAAGTAAAAAAAGCGGGCGAAACTAATTTTAAAATATTAGCTGTAGGATCACAACTAACGTATCAAATGTTAAATGTTATTGATAATAACCTTTATACAGTTCGCGTTAAGGCATTAAATACTTTAGGTGTTTCATCTACGTATACACAGGCAACGCGTACTATTGTAGGTGCTACAGAAAGCCCCGAAGATGTTACTGATTTTTCATGTGAGGTTATAGGTAATAATCAAATACGTTTAACATGGACGGCTGTAACTGACTTAGATATTAGTTTTTATTCTATACGTTATCAGCCTGTTACAAGTGGCGCGTTATGGTCTAATTCTACAAATTTAATTGATGTACCGCGTAAAAACGGAACAAGTACAGTAGTGTCATTAATGGATAATGTAACGTACATGATAAAAGCAGTAGATAAATTAGGTAATGAATCTATTAATGAATTATCTGTTGTTAATACAATTAGTAATAAACAAATATTTAATGCAACGTCATTAAATGAAACATCATCATTTAGTTTAGGTAGTTTTGATAGTGCAACTTTAACTACTGATTCTGATGATGTGACAATTATAAAATTAGATACGAAAACATTATTTGAAGATACGATTGGTAATTTTGATACCCCGTCAGGTTTTTTTGAATTAGGCGGTACTGATAATACTAGCAATCCAAATAATTTCAATTCTAATATTGCAAGTTCAGGTTTTTATAATTTTTTTAATACTTTTGATATGGGTTTTGTTGGCGATATTAATTTTACAATAAAAATAACAATGAACTCAGATAATAACTACGATCAATTTGATGATAGCCCATTTGAAACATTTGAGGCACACCCGAGCCCTTTTGACGGATCGGACGGATCAAGTTGTAAAGTTATTGTGCAAGTAGCAACGTCAACAGACAATAATACTTTTTCTAATTTTCATAATTGCACAGCCTCAACGTATAATGGTCGTTATTTTAAATTTAGAATTAAATTACAAAGTTTAGACAATCAAACAACACCGCAAGTAAACGCTATATCTATTAGTGCTGATTTAGATCAACGTACAGTTTTTGATGATGATGTTGCGTCAGGCACAAGTGCTAAAGTTATAACTTTCCCAAAACCATTTTATGCAACACCTAGTTTAAATGTCATTGGTCAAAATATGGTGTCAGGGGATTATTATACTGTAACAAGTAAAACAAAAAATGGATTTACTATTAATTTTTATAATAGTTCAAACGCAAACGTCAACCGCACCTTTGATTATCAAGCAGTAGGGTACGGAGTAAAAACAGCTTAGGAGAAAAAAATAAATGTCACAAC